TCGTTATTGTCTTGAACAATAATCGACAAGCGGCTCTTCATAAGGTCGTAGAGTTCGGCGTTGTCTCCTGCCGTTAAATTCGGAAGCGTCAACTCCAAAACTTGAGAGAAAAATACCGTACCGTTTTCTACCGATGCCGTAACGGTCTGTTGGAAAGAACCGCTGTTCTTGGTGAGTTCGAATGAGCGGAAGGTAACTGCCGCCGAAGCGTCGTCAATTTCACCGCTCGAAACCGCGTTCCAAGAAACGTCTCCGAGTTGTGCAATCCATACCTTCTTAATTCCCCCGATCTTGTCCTTACAAGGGAACGCGCGTCCATTTATTGTGATGCTACAAGCCATATTATAAGGGGGTTAAGGGGAGGGATTTAAATCCCCTCCCCGTTCAAGATTATGTGTTTCGTCGAACGACCGAGTAAGAGTCGTGGTCTACGATTTGCGTTCCACCGTCGAACATCATGATGATGCGCGTTTGATCCGCTCCGGTGAAGTTGCGCAAGTCGATGAAGCGAGCCTCTACGTGGTCGGTCAAGACGTTAGTACCGAAGTACAAGTTATCTACGCGAGAAGCGAGCAACGTATCGTTAGGGAATCCAGCGGGGCAAATAACTTCGTAACCGAGGTATGACTTAGCCAACTCCGCAGCGTGGAACTCTACGTTTACGCTTGCCAAGTACTGGAAGTACAACTGGAAGCTCTTGCGGCTCATGTAAATCTTCGTATTCGGGTCACCAACCAAAGCGTCTGGCAAGTCAGCAACCAACGAAGCGAGGTTATCGTCGATATTCGAGTTACTAAAAGCACCGGAAACCAAAGTTTCGTGAGTGGGTGAAGCGTCTACGACTTGCTTCAAGATACCATTGAAAAGCGTATGCGATGCCGAACCGGATCCGCCGCCTCCGTCGAGGTCGTAATTACCCTGCCAGATGTTTTGTTCTACATCCTCAGCAACCCGGGCTGCAACGTATTCAGCGAGGTAACGCTCGTAGTCGCCGGGGACGGGGGCGAAGTTTCCGCGCATCTGCTCCGCCGCCCAAGTGCGAGCGAGTTCGTGATTGCAGATTTCTTCGTTAACCTGCAGCTCCGTCAACGTCAACTGAACGTCGGAAATATCGAGAGAACCGTTGGCAGCGAAGCCACAAGTACGAGCCTCAACAGTTCCGCCGGATACTTTTCGGAGGTTGGTTTTGTAACGAACGTTATCGAGTACAGAACAGTAACCATTTGCGATGGTGTCCGCACTCAAAATAGCAGGAGCAACGAAAGGAACGGCAGCGGTTCCGGCGTAGTTGCTCGTTGTAAATGTCATGTCAGCCATGAGTGATTATGAATTGAATTGATTAGACAAAGCGCGGACGCGCTCTTTAACAGTTAATTTCGAGAGGTCTACTTTTTCGACCTTTTTTGGTTGCTTTACGCGAGAGATAGCAGGGGCGGCCTGCTTGCTCAACTCCGTAATCTTTGCGTCTCGCTCTTCGATTTGTGAAGAGAACTCCGCCTTCGTTGCTTCGATAGCTTCTGCAATCATGCCGGCCACCTCTTCGCGTGTCAATACCTCGGAAGATGCTTCGACCTCTTTTGGTTCTTCGGACATCTCTTCTTCTTTATCCTCTTCCGCTTCAACGGCTGCCTCTGCCTCCTTTACTTCGGTAATTGCACCTTCAGCAACGACCAACATAGAGCCGTCAGCCAAAGTATAGTCACCATCCGGGAGAGGGATTTGTTCGCCTTCGTCGTTTACTACGAAAACGGAAGCACCGACAGCGAAAGAGTCCGCCTCGGTTTGGATTTCTTGCCCGCTGTCAAGCGTAGCAACTGCAAATTTTACCTCCTGCTTTTCTTCAACCTCCAATTGAACGGAGTACTTATCAAAAAGCTCAGAGATGCGTTCTTTTAAAGTCATCTTCGAAGAGTTTTTCATATAACGGTTTAAGAACCCTGTTCCTTACTCAATCGCTCCTCCAGGTACTCGAGTGCCATCTCGACTTCGACTGCCCAAAGCAACTCCAACTCTGTAAGTTTGGACTTTGACCAACGTAAGCCCGCCTTGCCTCCCCACAAGAGATAAGAGATAGTTCCGCATTCGGTCGTGGAATTGGGATCGTAGTCTTCTTCCGCCCGTGAGAGGTAAGAGTACATTCGCTTAATCGTCTCCTCGGAGATGGGTTCACCGTTGGCGAGTTGTTGCGCCCTTACCTTTCCCGTCTGCGTAGCGCATTTATTGCCTTGGTTCTCGTTCAATTCAATGCCCCTCTTGGCGTTGTTCTTCACCGCGTCGGGGTAATCGGTATACGACTCCATATCTACGCGCTTTCCCTTCTTATATCGCTTGTCCTCCTTTACGGTGGCGCGGCTCATCTCGTACTTATTCGCAAAGTACCCTTCGATTGAAAAGCCCTTCACGCTGCCCTCCTTTACGAACTTCTCCCAAATCGCGTCGTTCTCAACCTTCATTGAGACCATCCACGTACCCACCGGAACCTCAAGCCCGTACATACGGCTTTTGTCTTGCTCGCCTTCCACGATCCAACTCTCTACGACGTGCAAGCCGTTTATCTTGTGTTCGTGTTCGAGGGTTGCGTTCGCTTGGTTTCCATTCTTGAAGTAGAGTTCCATCGCCCGTCGGACGGTCTTCTTCGAGAAGTAAACGTAATACTCTTCCTCCCCGTTTCTGCGGTATATAGGCTTATCGGGAATGAGTGCCGCACCCATTACGATACGCTTCTCTTCGTCCTGCGTCTTGAATTGCAAGAGTTGCGAATTCATCGCTATGAAGTCCGATTCGATAGCGGGTTGTTCTACGAGGGAAATAGCGTCGATTCCGTAGAGTTCCGCTTCTTCATCAATTACGAGTTCTAAAATATTCATCCTACGAGGGTGGCTTGGTCGTTAATACGTTGGTTGGCTTGTTGGGCGTTAGATACTTCCGAAGAAACGACGTAGGTACGGAAGCCCGTTTGCCCTGCTCCACCTCCTAAAAAACCGAGGTCGAGTTGTGGGGTAGTGGGTGCGGGTTCTGAAAATGATCGGGAAGGTGTAGGGGGTGGGTTGCCTCCTGTTCCGCCCGCTTGGAATTGTTGCCTCTTTACGGTCGCAATTTGTGCAGCACCAGCCAAACTGACCGCGCCCGCATTGATGAAGTTAAACGGCGGCGGAGAACTACCAAGAGCTTTAGAAACACCCTGTGCCGTACTCATAATAGCATCGACAATTGCGAGCCCTTTGTTAATTTTAAAGGAACGCTCTGCCCGCTTTTCGTCGTCCTTTGTGGCTAATTGGTTGAGGTCGCCTAATACGCCTAAAGCAAAAGAAGCAAACTCCAAACTCTTATGGCCTAATAACTCCGCGTTGTTCAAAAAGTCCTCAACCGTCTCGCGTTGTAGGCGTTGCTTTTGCTCTTCCGCTGTCTCCGTTCGGAGTACTTGTTGGGTAAGGCTATTGTTGTTTATCTGTAACGTCTTCTCTTGCGTCTCCGTCGTTACTTGCAAGGTCTTCTGTTCGGACTCTATGCGCTTGTTATTCGCCTCTGCGGTCGCCTTCATTAGGTCGATTTCCGCTTGTGCGGCTTCCTTCGCCTTTGCGATACCTTCAGAACGCAACGAATTGAGTTCAGTTTGCAGTCGCTTCTGTGTACGGAGTGAAGCGGATTGTAAATCCAGTACCGCTGCTTCGGCTTCAGCTACCCGGTTGAGGTCTTCTTCCAGGCTTTCACCGAGGGCGACTTGTTCCCGCGCGATACGCGCCCGCTCTTCTGCGAGCCGCAGTTGTTCGTCTACGGTCTTTTGTTCAAGCTCCACGGCGCGTTGTAAGGCATCGATCCGCTCCTCTACGGTCAACGTATCATCCTCCGCTAAAAGCCGCGCTTTACTTATCTCTAAATTCGTCGCCGCTCGCGCTTTGGTAAACTCCCGCTCTTCATCCTTGAGGCGGTTCATAGCCCGCTCTAAATCGGAGGCCGCTTTCGTCTCTCGAATTATCTCGTCCGTGATTCCAGTAAACGCCCCTTTAACGTCTTCTAACGCTCCGGAGAAGTCCCCGGTAAAGAACTTAACTAAAGCACCCCCAATCTTGGAAACGCGATCGCGCAAAACATCGAACGCAGCACCCAGGGCAGCCGTTGCTACTTTGAGTTGTTCTGCTCCTCGCTTGGTGGAAGTGAAGTAAGAAACAAGCGTACCAATTGCCACAAGAAGAAGCCCAATCCCCGTAGCCGCGAGAGCCACTTTAAACGACTTTAAACCCGTAACGCCGTTTTTGATTCCTCCGGTAAGATTGCGGAAGCCGGAGACGGCTCCGCCCGTCATCTTGTCGAGCTGGTTAGTAAGTCCCGATACCGCTCCGCTCGTTCCCTCTACGCCCGTTTGAACGTCTTGAATCGCGCTGTTTACGTTGCCCGTATCCGCGCTAAACTTTAAAACGTAATCTTGCTGAGTAGCCATGAGCCAATTTTATAGATGACGAATCCAAGCGCGGAAACGTAAACGAGAGTCAAGAACCAATCCAATACCTTGAACCAAAGCGGGACTCGAACCCGTTCCCCTTTCGCCTGGAGCAATTGAATCGCTTCGCCTATATAACGATGGTTGTCTAAATTCCTCATTGCTCGAAAGATTGGTAACAACGCTGCGCGGTCGGATTGTATGCATAACCGTATTTCGTACAGCAAGAGCTATAGAGCGCCGAAAGGGTGTAGGTTTGTAACCCGCTAGGGTTTTCGAATTGTATTTCTCCCGTGGCCTTGTTGATTGCAATTGGAAGCCATTGACAATCGCGAACCTCCGAAAGCACCTTGAGGAGTTCCACCTTTACGAGATCATCCGAAGTAGCGTCGTAAGAAATAGACATGATCCGCCAGTACGTATCCTTGAGGTAAATCTTATCCGAAAATTCGAACGTAGCTATGTCCGCCCGCGTCAACCGGAAGAAGGCCGTTAGTTTACGAGCCTCCGAACTGTACAATTGATTAACGAACGGACTCCAATACTGATAATAAAGCGTGTTTAATGGGTTGGCTTGTATGATGTGAAACGGTCTCTCTGGCCCATACCCTAAATCTTCGCTAGTTACCGTAGCGTTTAAGGCAGAGTACTGCGAGAAGGCGGGGTAATCCGTATCCGTTACAACCGTACTGTTGTCGTCTTCGTAATAGTTTATTTCGCCCGCTGGCGTGCCGTTCCAAAAAGCCAAACGCGGGAGCGGGTTCTTTATTCGCTTATCGGCTTGCTCCGTATCCACGAGCATACGGTGAACCGCGTAATTCGTGCCGGGTATGTACGAGGCGACGTGCGGAGCAAATGGGCTTTTGATTTGCTTTGTTCCGGATGCGAAGTCGTTCTGCGGATCGTCCACACGGTATCTACCATACACCCTATCCGCGTTTTTAAACACCAAGTCGTTCACAAGGTCTTTTCCGTTCGAGTGCGTCCATTCGTACCGCCTGGATTGTAGGTCGGTCGTTGGCTCGATTGTGAGGTCTTTGGAGAGGTCTATCTTATTCGTCCAATCCTTCTTGGCTCCCGAAGCGAGATAGTCGTTAAACGGCTCTATATAGAGCTTCTTCGGGTTGTTTCTGTCCGGGATGAATACGAGATTGAACATCTTCTGCAAACCGGACACGAAGTCGATTTGCTTCATCTCCGGCATATTGGCTTCTACATCTACCGTTTGCCCGCTTGTTGGGTAGGTAATATCGAGAACCTGCCACCAAGTGGATTGGGGGGAAATCGTGTTATCGCCGTCGAGGTTGAGTACTTCACTAGAAGAAGCCATCTCATAATAAATCTTCACAGCGTCTCCGGTATTGAGAAGAATCGGGTCGCTTGTAAAGTTGTGAACTTGATCGTTAAAAGCTAAACCGGGATAGTTGTCTAAAATTTCCCATACCGTTTCGGTTGGTGTGACACTTGTTTTTTCTAACCAGATAGAGAAAACGTGGTTAGTTGCGTTCGTTCTTCCGTACAGGTTGATTCGAAAGGTATAGTAAGCCCGAAAGGGAGCGGTAAAGGTAGACCCTCCGGAGAAGTTGCTCCCGGTATCGTAGAACGGCGTTGATTCGCTCCACGCGGTAATAGCTGCGCCGGGATTGTGGGCAGAGAGTCCGGTTAAGTCGGTACTCAACCCAACGAGCATCGTTTCCGTTTCGGGGTTATCCGTGCCAACGATTGAGCGTTGGCCGTTATTCATCAAAAGGTAAAGGTTGCTTTGCCTCGTGAAGAAGGTGGAATCCATCTCGTACCCTGCATTATCGAGAATCTCTTCCAATAATTTAGAGGCTCGGAAATACGGTGTAAAGTCGCCGTGTTCGAGAGGGTTGCTCGAACTCCAAATGTTATCGGCTTGATTTGCGAACCAGTTTTGCCCCTTGTCCGGTAGGCCGTAACGTATCGCCCCGCTCGAAAGGTTTCCCGTCCAGCTCGCTTCTATATTCGTAGCGTTTAAGGTGTGGTCATACGCGGAGAGGTCGAGATCCGTAAGCATACCGTCCCCAATATCCCGCGAGAGGTTTGCCGTCTCTCCAAAGAATACGAGTTCTACGTCTGCATACTTGCCCTTCTGAACGTATATCGCTTTCACCTGGACGAAGCCCCGCATTACGGGAATCGTGTTATACGAAAGCTCCGCGTCTACTTTCGTCTTGGGATTCCAATTCGGAATCAGTCCGAACTCGTTTACCGGGCCGAAGTAATCTTGGTTCTTCTTCGTGAGTGGTACGCGGAAGGTCTGCGAATAGTTCCCACTGCTCGCGTTGATTTCTTGCAAGTTGCTGAACTGATACGAGAGGTTTACAGGTTCATTCTCGTAGAGTTCAATTTCGTTTCCGTCAATCGTAAGTCTTAGCATCGGATGATTTGTGCGAGTTCAACTTCGAACGAAGTAACAAAGACCTTTGAAACGGTTTCTTCTTCTACCTGCATCGAGTTGGTCGAGATGGTTACGGGAACCCATAAGCCGTCGATTCGTGCCATGACGTTTTTGCTCCTCATGCAGTATTGCATAAGTGTGAGTTCCTCGATAGTAAGAATGCCGTTCAATTGGTAGCGTTCCTTCGCTTCGAGTTGATACGGCTTAATTTCTCTCTCCGTTGGTGCAAAGGAAAAAGAAGAAGCGTCGTAATCGCCCACAATCTTTCGGTACGTCTTCTCCTCCCTTGTAACGGTCTTTTGCTTCTTTCCGTTAAAGCGTAGGTAGTCCCATCCGCCGCGCGTATTTGCCCACGCGAGTTGTACCGCTTCGTTTTTAGAATAGCGACAATTGTTGGTGACTCGAATCTTGTTCCCGCTTTGTACGCCCGCGCTGGTAGCGGGTACTAAATCGTAATAAGCCCATCCTCCCGCTACGGCGTTGAGGGCGTTCGTCAAAGGGATATAAGAAGCCGGGTAGAGGTATGCATAAAGGAGAGTTCCGTACCAATTCGATGCGGCTGCGGCTGCGGGCGACTGCCCTCCCGTAGGGGCGCCAATCACGTAATTCAAAGAGTCATCTTCTACCCCGTCGTTATCGTAAATAACGGCTATGATTTGCTCAACCGCTGAACTCGTGTCATCCGTATTTATGAAGGCAAAAACCCCAGTATCCTCAATCCCCGCCGTTACGTGGATTATGTTGCTACTTGGTACGCGGTCGGTAAGCCAAAACTTGTCGCTTGAACTCGTGCCGTAATAGTCGCTATATCCCGGGTCTAGTCCTGCGGAGAGTTGTTCGTATCCATCGAGGAGATAGTAATTGGCTGAGATGTCTTCGGCAGTGCTTTCGCCGCTTCCGTCAAAGTGCCCTACGTTAATTACGTATTTCTTTACCCCGTTATTCGCTCTTGTAAATACCTTATTGTTCAGCGAGTGGATCGTAGAAGTTAGCCCGTATTTAAATACGTCTACCTCTACCCGACCCAAAACGACTTCAGACAAATCAAAGAAAGCGGTTTCGTTCGTGTTTGGCGTGAGGTATAGTTTGGCTATAGGATCAACGGTGTCATTCTCGAAAACCTCTACTATAAAGCGATAGTCGTCCGTAATGGTTATATCGGGAATAATTGTAAAGATGAGTTTCTGCCCTGCGGGTAACCACTGGTCCGAAGGTGAGTCGTCAATTGATGCCATTATTTCACTGTGATA